CTCTAGCAACTAAGAATGGATTAAGTTTAGGTTGTCCTCTCTTAGCCCACTTAGCAAGACTAGATCCCTCTTGATAAGGTGGAAAGAATGGTCTAGTTCTCCTAATTGGGCTAAATCCTCTAAATATAGGCTTACCATGAATAAAAGGAGCATATTGTCTATCTGTAGCTAATTTAAAGCCCTCAGACATCCTTAGCCTATTTGTATTGCCTAACTTAGCTGTAAAGACACTTCTCCTAGTTGCACCTGTGTTCTTATTGCCTCTACCTGCTTGAGATCTAGGAGATGGCTTATTTTCTAAAGCATTTAAAGAATCTTGTTTAAGTTCTTTAGCTAATTCATTGAAGTAATCATTACTTCTTTTATTCCAGATTGTTTGTGAATTAATAGACCTAGATAAGTCTAAAGCTCCATTGATAGTTAGTTTCATACACCATACTGTCTTTGATTATTTATTGCAGTAAGTCCTGTGTATGGTCTGCCTGAAGCAAGAGTTGTTGTTGATTTCTTATAGTGTTTTAGCATTGTTTTTACATCTGGATCTAATTCACTTAAAAATATTACAGGAGCTTGTCCTGTTTCAGGATTACCAGAAAAACCCATTGGGCTATTCTTTCTCTGCCAAAATCTAGCAGATTGAATTAAACAAGCCTGAGTAACAGAAGCAGGTTGATGATTACTACCACTTTGAATAGGAAAGCCAAAATATGCTGTTACAGCTAATCCTCTCCTGTGATTTGTTGGTAAAACTTTACCACCATTCTCTATAGCCATATAGATTTTATCAAAAGGCATTCTAGGTTGTAACTTATCTGCATTATAAGGAGCTAAATAATAATCAGTATCTCTAACTAAAGTCTGATCATCAGTTCCATCTGCATTAAGTGTTTTAACAACTAATCCTGTAGTTGTTGATATATCATCTACTTCTATAAAGTCTTGAAATTCACAATCATAATATCTTGTTTGCAAAACATCTACACCAGAGTCTTTTTCAACATAAAAAACTCTGCCACAAAACTCATCAATTAAGTTTGTAGCAGCTTCTAGTGCATAAGTTAAGTTAGTATCTTGTGTTGATCCACTAAGCCCTAACCATCCCTTAAGTTCATCAACAGTAACATAAGTGTGAATTGCAACAGGCATAAGTTAATTACTTATCCTCTGATGGCTTTACAGCTTTATTTTCTACTTTTTTAACTGCTTTTTTAGTTACACCCTCAGGAATAGGATCTCCCATACCTGCAACAAGTGTTCCTTTTTCAAAAGGATTTTCTTTACTTTGTTTCATTTTTCCAGATTTTTTGTCTTTCCAGACTTTTTGCTCTGGTTTTTCTACTAATTTCATATTTTTCTCCATATCCCAAGCAGAGCCAACAACCTCAGTTGTCATAACAAAAGTGTGGCTCTGCTTAGACATAATCTATTTATTCAATATCTGCTATTGAAGCAAATGCTTGTGGCTTATATACAGCTAATGCATATCTTAATGAAGCCTTAACAGTAAGGATATCCTTACCAAAGTCTCCATCAGCAGCAGAGTCTGAAATTTGTAATTCCATACCTCTCCTGAATACATGGTTAACTGCAAGTCCACCACCAAATTTACCTAATACAACATCAACTGATGAGCTAACAGCTCCACCAATTTGAGATGATTTAACAACAGGTAATCCCCAAATAGTTGGGCTTCCTGAGAAAGCAGATGCACCAAGCATAAAGTTGTTGTTTCCATCAACTTGTCCTGCTAGTGCTTCATAAGCTGCAGGAGACATGACAATAGCATCTGGTGCTAATTTACCATTGACTTCTACATCTTTGATACCCTCTAGGATAGTTCTTAATTTACCACCTACTGTTGCAGGATAAGATCCTGCTGAGTAAGTAAGTCCATTAATACCTGATTGATTTAATATACCTTTGATATTAGGTGCAACACCATCTCCTCCAATAACTTGAAGTTCTAATCTTTGCAAGACATGATTAGCAAGTCTGCCATCAAAATATGCTCTAGCTCCTGCTTGATCCTCTAACAACTCACTTGTAATAGGTAAAGTTGTAATGAATTTTCTTACAGGTGCAGTAACAGCAGTATAACTAAATGCATCCTCTCCTGAAGCACTACCCTCAGCAGTTTCTGCAGCATTGTTTGTTGCTGTTTCTTGCAAGAAATAATAGGTTGTTTGGTCTGTATTGATTGAATCAATCAAATCTAATACAGGATTTGGATCTGGCTCTATAGCAGGTATTACTTGCTGATAGATGGTATCTCTAGTCCATACTGAAGTTGTAACTGTTGTTTTAGCTTCAAAAGGAACATTTTTAATACCATGATCCACAAAGCTCTTGTAAGCATTTGAATCTAAAAATTGTTGTCCAAGAGTTTTTGGCTCATCAACTTCTGGCTCTCCATAAACAGGCATTCCAGAAACTTTTTTAGAGTTTTCCATATTCTCTTTGTTAGCTGACTTGACTTCCTCTAATTCTGTTAATTCAGTAATTTTTGTGCCAAGTTCTGCTAATTCATCATTTCTTTTTTTGATTTCTTCTTTTTGATCTGATGAAAGTTCAGACAAGTCTTTTACAGTATCAAATATCTTTGCAAGATCCTCAGATTTTTGAGCTTTTTCAGCTCTCATTTCTTTAAGTGTACTCACTTTAATATTTCTCCTTATTAATTATTTTCCATTAAGTTCTTTTGAACATTAATGAATAACTCATCATCTTTAACAGGATCATAACCATACTGAGCTAAGACATCATCCAACTTAATATAAATTGCATTTAGTCCTGCTAAGTATGTTTGTATCATCTCTGTTGATTTTGAGCTAAGTGTCTTTTTTTCAGAGTTTCTTAGAGAAGCAAGATCCTCTATTCTCTCTGTAAATGCCTTTAACTCCTCAAGAGAAGTTACAGCTTGTTCTCCAAGCCTCATGCCCTGTTGGGATGATTTACTGATACTTGCATCAGTTTCACTTGAAACTTCTGGCTCTGTAGATTCAACCTGCATCTCTGCTTTGATTTCCTCATCTACAGGCTCTAAACCTGATTTAAGTGCTTGAACAAAACTGTTCTGTTGAGCACCTACTAGCACAGGAGAAACCTCCCATACTTTAACATCTTCTAATACTCTTACAGGAACTTCCTCTCCTTTAGAGTCAATGTGTGTTCCTTTTGATGATTTCATTACTTGAAACCCATAAGAGAACTGTTGCATATCTTGCATCTCTTTAACTGTGTTATATGCTTCTTTCCCTGCTTCTGTATTTAGAAAATATCCTTTAAAAACAGCTTTTTGATTATCTGTTTCTATGATGCCTCTACCAATAACCTTACTCCAATCATGATTCCAGACTAAAGGAACTTTATTGCCTGTATATCCTGATCTTAAGGCATTGGCTTTTGTTACATCATTATCACTATCAATAGTGTCAAATAATGAAAAAACTGCCTCTATATATCTTTTATCCCCATCCTCTTTTAGCTCAATAGGAGCATTCTTAAAAGAAAGATTCTCTGGTCTTTTTACTTCACTCATCTATAACCTCAATATATGCTTCTGTGCATCTACAATTAGCTATTAAACTAATTGGAGCATTTGGATCTCTAGGAGCATCCAACTTAATACCATTATACAGATAAAAACTATTCAGAGGAACTCTTTGATTGTCTAGGTTAAAATGTGCTTCTCTAACAATGCCATCTCTCCTAGATACCCATTCTTTTTCTAATGTTTTACCTGTAGCTTTTGCAGCTCTTTGCTGACTCCAAGAACTAACTTTACCAACTTCTGTTCTAGCTATATTCTTAGCTCTACCTAAGTTCTGTCCTCCAAGAACAGTATTTATTCTTTTAGCTAACTCATTAAAGAACTTATCTCCCTCTGGAGTACCTGCAATAGGATTAACTACTCCCAATGCTTCAAACTCTTTGATTGTTTTCTCTATCTGAGTTGCAACTCTTTTCTTTGTAGTTGCATTTAAGTCATTCATAACTTTCTTTGCATTTTCTTGTACAAAACTAGCTGCTTGTCCATCTTGAAATAAAGACTTTACAGCAGGTGGAACTTCTCTCTGTCCTCTATAAAAGCCACCCTCAATAATCTTTTTAACTGATGTTGCATCTATAACTTGATCTGCTGCTAATGCACCAAACACAGTTCTTACTGCTTGTTCCTCTGGTATTGTTACATCTAAATCAACAGGATTTGCTGCTTTGAAGTTATCTTGAGCAGGAAAGAGATTATCCCAAGTTCTAACTGACATATCATCCCCAAGAGAATAAAAGAATGGTAATAACTCTTTATCAAACTTTGAGCCACTTAAAAATATATCTACATTAGTTTCTAAAGCATCTAAGTCATGACTTCCTTTAGCAACTTTAGTTAAAGCTCTCTTTTGTCTATTTAATTCTTTTGCATACACATTAGACATATAGTCCATCCAAACATCCTCTAAACCATTAATTGCCTCCCAGAGTTGTTTCTTTTCTATCTCTGTTTTGTAATGTTTAACAGTAGGTAATCCTAAGAATTTAACTGTTGGCTCTTGCCATCCATATAATGGATATGATGATTTCTCCTCTTTTACTTTCTCAGCTTCTTTTGAAGCCCAATTAAAAGCTCTCATCTTGTTACTCTTAGAGATATCTCCACCCCATAACAACCAAGCTACCTGCCCTGCTGTTGGTCTATCACTATCTCCATTAAGATAATCATTAGCTTTATCTGAATCTAAATCTCCCTCATGCCTAGCAAACCAAGCTGCCATTCTTACAACTTTGTTATCTGAAATCTTTCCATTAGCCATATCTCTGGCTTCTCTCTTAGTTTTATCTGTTAATCCAGATCCTGCATATTCAAGTAAATCTAATCCTATTTGTGCATTCTTTTGTATATAATCTGGAACATTCTCTACAGCTTTATTATCTTTCTTAGGCTTTTTAGGCTTCTTTGGCTTCTTAGGCTTTCCATACTTGTCATCATCAGCAAAAGCCTCAACTTGAGCTAATCTCTCCTCAGCTTCTTGTCTAGTGTCATAACAACCAAAAGATCTACTTCCATCCTCACTAAGAACACAATATTGCCCATCTTGTTCTTGTATCATCTTTGCATCTGTATCTACAGCAGTTAATTCTTTTTCCTCTACTACATCAGAACTAGCAAACTCTGTGCCATGATACATAGTTACTTCTGATCCATCTACAGGTACTTCTGCAATAGTCATATTTCTTACAAAGTAATCTCCATTATCTAAAGGAGATAATTGTGTTGCTTGTCTTGCTTCATTAACAGTTACAAATCCTGCATTGAATCCTGTAACTATTCTCTGCATAGTTGCATCCTCATCTTGTGATAAAGCTCTTACATCAGAGATATCATACTTAAAGCAGTATGCTGTATTATCCTCAAAGTCTTGTAGTAATAATTGTTTAGTAAATTCATTTGCAAAGTGATTCCACATAGGAATTAACTTTTGCTCTGTAAAGAACTCTCTTAACTCTTTAGCATTAGAGTATGTTGCTCTCTCTAGTCCTGCACCAAGTCCTGCTAAGATTGCAGGAACACCAAGCACAGCAGATATTCTCTCCTCATTAATGTATCTAAGTTTCCCTATCTCTAAGTCTTTAGGAGAAAAAGAAAGAGTTTTAATATCAACTTCTCCACCAGATATCACTAATGGTCTGCCTCTATTCTCTCCTCCAAATCTCCTACCAAATACTTCTGCAATATTTTCTGCTTCATCACTTGTCATTGATAAGTCATTCTTTGGAGATATAACAACACTAGGAACACCTGTATTCTTAACTAAAGCTGCACCCATTTGTGAAGCTGCTGCATCTCCTAATATTTCAACCATTACTGATCTAAGTGGAGAAAGTCCTCTCCTATGATTTCTAGGATCTATTCTTTCTCTTAAGTGAATCATATCCTCTGGCATAATCTCTAAAGTGTTGCCTTTTTGTTTATATTGATACTTAGTAATTAACTGTTCATTATTGCCTTTAACTTCTACCATCTCTGGTAACAATGGAACTAACTGAACTACTTGTCCTGCATCATTCCTTAATTTAAGTAAGAAAGCATCTCCAGATACAGCTATAGAAGTAACAATGTAGTTATTCATTAAACTTGAACTCATATTTGGATTAGGATTATCTAATAACTCTTGAGCAGGATGATTAGCAATATACTCATCTCCCTCTTGTGTCTTTAAATAAACTTTAAGAGGTGGCTCACTAAATGCAGTACCTAAAACATTTAAACAGGCTAAAGCTGCAGAGTTACCCTCTGGAGACATTTGATTGACTCCACTAAAGAAACCTGCATCAGAGTTAAAAGGAAAGACTACTTGTGATGTTGGAAAATTATTGTATTGTTTTTTCTCTGTTTGAGCTTCTTGATTGCTAAAGAAGTTTCTAATATTATCTGTTAAACCCAATTAAGTTACACTCCATGTTGTTTTTCTAACTATTCCAAACCTAGCTGCATAAGCTAAGGCATCCACCATATCATCATGAGATCCAGAGGATGGAAAGCTAGTTAATTCTCTTTCAAATTCTACAAGCCATTTAGCATTTTTCAAAAACCATATAGAGCCATTTTCTACTCCTGCAGCAGCAGGAACAGCTCTAGCAGTTTTTGATTTGTCTGCCTTTAAGTTCTTTATTGGCAAACCCTGCCTCCTAGCCATCTGAATAATACCAAGCCCAAAACTAGAATCCTCCACTCCCAACCAAGACATGTTGTATTCATTTATCTTTGCTTCTATCTGTGGAAGTAACTCTGGAGCTTCTAGTCTGGCTCTGAATACATCCATTACTAATAGCTTACCACTAGGAGTTGAGCCAACTGTCATTATTACTGAGTAATCAGCAGTTTCTTTAATACTTAGTGCTGTATCCATAGTGCCAAACATAGATAGTTCAGAATGCTTTACAACTTCATCTCCTAAGATATATTCTGGATCATCTTGTTCTATAACATCATAATATTTAAACCATTCTCTTTTAAACATGTGTCCTACTTCTGTAAATTCTGCCTGAAATTCCTGAGCATACACAAGAGATCCAAGTTCCTCTCTTGCTTGTGCTAATTCATCTCTGTTGATATTAGGATTAGATTCTGTTGCATAGTGCAACACTTTCCAATCATCTCTCCTTTTTGCATTGTCATAGAGTTCATAAAACCAATTCATACCATTAGGAGTAGATATAAATAATGCTTTGCCTAAACTATCAGATAATATTGGTCTAACTGTCTCCCAAG